GTCGTGGCGTTGTCAATGCTAAGACTGACAGCACCGTCAGAGGCGGTGCTGACGTTGAGAGCGGTGGTGGTGGACGAGACCGAGGTGAGCAGAATCAACCACTCGGTACCGTCATAATACTTCAGCGCATCTTCGGCACTGTTGTAAAAGAGTCGACCTTCAAAGTTGCCCGTAGTCGGGTCAGTCGTGTCGGTGTGAAACTTGGCATTGACCAGTTCGTTCTGCTTGAGGTCAATATTTGTTAAAAATTGCTGTGCCACTACCGACCTCCTAAGTCAGATACGCAGTGCCAGAAAAGGGTGCTGTAAATTCAATCTGAATCTCACTTGTGCTTAGGTATGTTACCGTACCTACAACCACCGTGCCGGTCGAATTGACCACGGTAACAGATGGGTAACCCCCTAGGTCATGTGTGATAGTCCATGTTGACGAGGCCGCTCCCTGAATGTACACATTGCGTCTCGTTATACCGGAAGCCTGAAAGAAGGGGGTTGCTGGCCACCCTGATTCAGTCTTAGGCCCATAAATGTAATAAGGCTCTTGGGTGAAAAAATAGTAGTCCCCTACGATACCCAAATCGTTAGTAGGAGGATTAATGGCACCGCTAATGAGCGATGAACCAGCGGCACCCTGAGCACCGGTGCTGAAGACCTCAATCTGGGTAGTGGCGTCTATGACCTCAATTACGTTAGTAATAGGGTCTACGACGACTTCATATACCTCATTGAAGACTTCGACGTTACTCATATCCTAAATACGTCCGATCTGATGACAAACGCACCCAGAAGTAGACGAGTCACTTCACCGCTGCTGGAGGTGAGTTCCAGTGTGTAGGTGTATTGACTCGGGGCGATATCCATATCATCTGCTGATACGGACAATGTGATAGTACCTGCATCACCACCGAGAGAGATGCGACCGTTAGCGGTGCTGAGGGTCAGCACAATGTTAATGGCAGTTGTCTTCTCTCGGATAACCATCTCAGCGCTGTAGCCAGATAGGTCGATCAGGTTATTGTTAGCGTCTTTCCACTTGATGACCTGAGTGAACGTGGCACCCTTGTCAGCAGTGAAACCATAGGTTGCCGCAAGTGCAGTCATCGTTAGTCTCCTCTACAGACTGGAAAGGGACGGGGGCGCTGTGGCCCCCGCCCCTTCTACCAGTACCTTAGTTGGCGGGTTTATCAGGAGATAGCGCCACCAAGCGTGTTGAGGATGACACGGGACTCGTGGGTGATCATACCGAAGCCCCAGATGGCGTACCATGCCAAGCCGTGCTCACGACCGAAGTCGATCACACCACCGTCACGCAGTTCAACCGGGAGGCTGATGGCGTGACCGAAGGCATTGTCACCAATCATGATGGCGTTGTATGACTCAGTGTTCGTGTCGCCACCAACACCCGAGTCAGGGAGGCCAGCGGCAATGGCGCTGGTGTCCAGACCGCGAGTGACCTGCGTGGTCTCAATGAACACGACGTCGTAGATACGACCGATCTCACCGAGCATGAAGTTACCGGGGGCGGCGTACTTCGTGACTTCGATGAACTCCGGCCAATCACGGAGCGCACGGCTCTGCGACGGGTGAACGAAGCAGACGTAGGTGTCGCCCAAGCGCGGGATGTTCTGACCAGCGAGAACCTCAACTGCGTCCTTGATGGAAGCAGGCGAGAGGTATCCCGGTGAAGCAGCGGTGCCGACCGTGCCAGCATCGTACGGGCTGAGTGCGCCACGAGCCGAAGCAGCGGTGCGACCGAAGACGACGCTAGGAGCGACGGCTGAGCCACCACCGAACGGAACTGCGTTCTGGTACAGGGTGTTACGTGCCTGCGTGTCCATGGACTGAGCCATGTGACGACCGAGGAGACGTGAGGCCGAAGCCATGACGTCATCGAAGGCTGCGTTGAGGAGCAGTTCGGTGACGGCAACAGCCTTACCGTGCTCCTTGACGGTGATCTGGATCTGCGAAGCGGTGAGCGACACCGGCTCCATACGCACACCCTCGGTGAGTTCCGACCCAGTCTGGTCGACATCGAGGTTGTTGTAACGCATGAAGTTGATGGTCAGACCGGGCTGAACGCCGAGTTCGGTCTTCTTGACGGCGAACTGCTCAAAGCGAAGCACTGGCATCGCTTGGAACAAGATCTCCTTCGACCAGATCTGCTGGATTGCTGGGGAGAGAGTGGCGTCAGACGAGTAGCCGGTCGTGGTAATCGAACCAAGATCGGCTCCGGTGATCGCGCCACCTGCGGGTGCGGGAAGGGCCATTAGATTATCCTCCGTGGGATATTGGGTTGATGGTTAAGTTTTATCGACCTCTAAAAGAGGCTGATGCCAAGAGCCTGTCTCGGACTTGTGCGTACTGATCCATCGACATCCCGGCAATATCCGCCGAAGTGTAGGTTTGCTGCTCCGTCATATTCTCCAATGGCCCAGATGGGGTTGATCCCGTTGCCGGGACTCCCCGCAGACGCTGCTGTTGAGGCATCGCCTGCTGGATATTCTCCAGAATAGCAGAAGTTCTGGTTTTTACAGCCGAAATTGCGCTTTCAATCTCATCTTCTGTGTTGCCACGAATAAAATCCAGCAACTCAGGCATGATGTTGTCTTGCTCTTCGGCAATACGGCGGGACTTGAACGACTCCAACTCCTGAAAGCGGCGCTCCTGCTCAAGCACTGCCTTCTGAGCCTCAGATTCCTGCTGAAGCGTGGTGAACTTCTCCTCCCACTCCTGCTGAGCAGTATTGATGCGCTGTTGGAACTCATCCTCTTTCTTCATGAGGAGTTCCTTGGCTGACATCTCTTCTTCCTCACGGAGGCGACGCTCTTCTGCCTCACGGGCAGCAATCTCCTCTGCGAGTCGCTTCTGCTCTTCGCGCTCGTGGTTGAAGATCTCCACTTGCTCCTGCAACTTGGAAATCTTGTCGTACAACTTGTCCTTCTCCTGACGGCGGATGGCCTCTACCTCATCCTGCGAGAACATGCGAGTGTTCGCTTCACGCTGAGTGGTGGGGGCTACCTGTTCAGGAGCGGCCTGTTGGACAGGGGTATCAATGGTGACAGCGTCACCAGTCATTTCTTCTGACATTGTTTCTACCTCACGTAGTCATGCTTATATGGCTTGAATGGATTCCGTATTGTCAGTCTGAATCGGGCACACGTCGTTGAGCCAAGTTGGCTCCGTATGCTCGCTGCACCAATTGATTTACTGCGTCGCCGGAGGGGGCAACCCCCGGCATTACTCCCGATCCCTCTTGTGCGGAACCGGCAGAAGTGACATCCGACCCACCAGCGCTGGTAACTCCATCGCCGTTGGCAGGCTGTGCCCCATCTGGGGATACCATACCAGTAAGGGCCATAACGGATGCGGATATCTGTGCGTTGAGAAGTTCGAGAGCGCCCTGATCCATGGCGTCGTCACGCAACTCCTCAAAGACCTCGGCCATCTTCTCGTTCGGGAACTCTTCACCAAGGGCACGTAGAGCGCCTCGCTTAGATTCAAGTCCCATAGCCATCTTGGCCTGCAACTCATTCAACTTGATCAACTGGTCGACCGGCAATGGATCAGGCCAGTGGATAGCCGTACGATATGTCATTGGATCACGAGGATCTAGCATTTGCATCTGGTCCGGCTCTGGGAATGTCGCCTCTGCCGGGTTCCACTGCAAGGACATTGGTTCGTGTACCGCCTGAGTGCGGATGATGAGTTCGTTCAACTGAACGAGTCCCTTAGTGAAGTGGGTCCGCTTCATGTGATAGCGGTTCATCATCGGCTGGTACTGGATAGCGAGGGCCACACCGGAGGTGTTGGAGATTGGCTGAGTCCTACCGAGAGCGGACTCGGGGACGCCAGTAATCTCGTGCATGGCCTGCTTGATGACCTCTAGGTACTGCAATGCACCAGCCATCTCGCCTTTAGATTCTAGGTTATACACGCGAGAGTCTTTAGGTAGACCAGCCCATACCTTCTTAGCGCCACGCTCTAACTGTGAAGCCTTGGCACCGGTGATGATGGTCACGGGGGCGCTGTGGTAGTTGATGATGTCCGAAACCTCGGTCATCTTTTCATTCATCTCGCGGTTCAGCGGGATGATGTCCCAGATGTCAGACTGTCCCCACGGTGATGAGGAAATACTGACGTTAGGAATATGGATAACAGGTACCTTACCGATGGGGTTCTCATACTGGTCGATCAACTCATCGTTGATGTACTGCTCAACAGTCTCATCGGTGAGAATCTCAGTAAAGGTGTAAACCTGACGGGTGCCCTCGGGGCTGGTGCCCCAGAACCGGTACTTCAACTTGAAGCGAAGAATACGATCACGGTCGTGAGGGTGATACTCGGGGAAGCAGTGAGCGGGGTTTAGGGGAATGATACGGGTTTTACCAGAATGGATAACACCTAGGGTGTCCTCCCATGGCTCTTCGTATGCGACTTTGACGAAGCAGTCACCGGTGACACCGGCCAACTGACCCATCTCCCACAGAACCTTGCTCTTGTCGTTGTCGACTTCCCAGACCTTCTGTAGAAGGTGGGGGATGATCGC